TACTAAACCTGCACAAATTAAATTAAACCAATGTGCTTCAGTAATTCCCTTAAACTTTGACAGACCATAATTTTTTACATCTCTGATATTTTTATTAATTTTAGAAGATCCATCATTTGATATAATAGATGCTTCTTCAAACTCTTCTATATTACCAAACGTTTTTAAAAAAGCTGAAACATGTTCTGGAGTAAAAAAATTATAAACTCCAATAAAATTTTTTATCTCCATTTTTGTTTATTCCAAAGAGTTTTTTCATACCACTTCATTAAAAAAGTAGTCATTTGAAAAAGAATAGAATCCATTTTTTTTTCGTCCCATTCTTCAATTTTCATTTTCCAACTTTCTTTTTTAAACGGAAAGACACTAGCAATAGGAGTTCCTTTTTCTAAAACCCAAGTACCTTCTTTTTTAATTACACAGGGAAAATTTGTAGGTAAAGCACAAGGCCCGTCTACAATTCCTGAAAAAATTTCAAATCTTTTTTCAGCTCTATTAATAGGTTGCATATAAAAAACTGAATAACCTTTTGGAACAAGGATAGTCCAAGGATTTAAAATCTTAAATATAGGAAAATTTTTATTTTCTTTGACAAAGGGGCATTTTTTTCCTCCTACTTGATCTATATTATGTACTTCTCCATGTGTACCCATGTTTACACCTATATATTGTTTTTTATCTCTAAAAAAACCCATAGAGTTTGCATACTCCAACCAAGCATTTAACTTGTCGTCTGGACCTTTTACGTTAAAATTAATTTTTTGGTCAATAGGATTTTTTAAAATATAGCCCGCAGTAAGACTATCTAAAAAAGGTTTACAAGCTTTGATAGTACGTTCTGTATGGATATCAGGATTTGGTACATCTTTGTACCACTGTGGTATATTAAGTATTGCAGGTTCTGGATGAATGGATTTGTCTTTTACAATATTTGGATGAGCTGCAAAAGTAATTATTCTTTCATTCATTAGAGTTCCATCGAAGACGGAACCTGTATATCATTTTTTATTAAACAATCAACCCAATTATAACCTGTGATAGGATAGGTCAAAGAATCTATATTAATAGCTTTTAAAGTATTTAAATTAGTAGTCCAAATCGCAGGAGGATTTGTTGCAAATTGAATTGCTGTTTCGAGATTTTTTATAAGCTTATTCAGTTCTGATCTTATATCCTCTACACTAAAAGAATCTTGAACTCCCTGGTTATCAATCAAGGAAATATTTAAAGGCTGGCGTGAAGTAAAAACTTTATTTCCTGATTGAAGTAAAGAATAATCTGCATCTGAAATTTCTTCATAAGAAGAAATATCGACAAAATTATTTATCCAAAAATCTCTGGATTCTATATCTTCACAAATTCTTATATAATGATTATCTGTATTTTTTAAAACAAACTTTGCCATAATTATGTTCCTGAGTTGTCATAAAGTAAGAAAAATCCTGGAGTGCCAGGAGTTGAATTATTAGTAGCTCTTGCGGCTCCGGCACCACCTGTTCCTTTGTTATAGTAAATAGTTTCTGAACCCGTTAAACCGGTTTGAGCTCCTGGAGAACTTCCTGGATTACCGGGTTGACTTAAAACACCACCGTTTCCACCATTAGCAGTTCCAATACTTGTAACATTTGTAGCCCCTCCTGGAGATCCAGCATCAAAACCATTACCTTTGCCTCCACCATTTCCTACTGAGTATGGATAACCTGTACCGCCTGTAATTGGAGCAAAATAAAAACCAAATCCTCCATCACCGCCAGCACCACCACTAGCCTGATTATTAGGGTTTCCACCACCAGATCCTCCACCGCCACCGCCTTTTATAAAAGCTGACGCATTGTTTGCGGCTGGGTTAGCTGTGTATGTTCCTGTAGCACCACCATTAAAAGCATGAGATCTAACAACGTCTTGAGCACCTGATGCCCCACTTGATGCAGCAGTAATTCTTCCATCAGCATCTACAGTAATTGTAGCTGAAGTATATTCTGCAGCAGTAACGCCAGTTGAAATTAATTGATCTGGACCAACTGAGTCAGTAGCAAGTTTTGCTTGTGTAATTGTAGATTGAGCAATTTTATCAGCAGTAACTGCTGATGCAGCAAGTTTTGCTTCTGTAACATTTAAGTTTGAAATTTTTGCAGTAGTCACCGCATTGTCAGAAAGTTTTGCAGTAGAAATTGCAGCATCATCAATTTGTGCTGTAGCAATTGTTCCACCCAAAGTGTTTAATGCAATCTCGTTTAAATTTGTTCCATCAGAATAAGCAGCAACGATTGCAGCTTCACCTGCAGTAAAACCAGTTCCACTTACAGTTTTAATTGTTAAATTTGTTACACCTGTTACAGCAGATAAATCAAAGATATAAAATTTTTCAATTGAGTCTGGAATAGTTACAGTTGATGCAGTTGTTAAAGTTCCAGTAAACTTTAAAACCATGTTTCTTGCATTTGAGATAGCTTTATCTGTCATTGCAAGAGCAACAGTTCCACCATCAGAAAGTGCTACTGATTCAAAACCTGCAATTGCTTGTTGAATTAAGTTTAAGTTATTATTTGTATTTTCACCCCATGTACCAGCGTTTTCGCCAGTTTGCATTAATTCGAGTTTTAGATCTGTTGAATAACTAGATGCCATAAATTTTGTCTCCTAAATAATTATAATTTTACCTTAATCATGCAGCTAAATCAACCTCTGTCCATACATTACTTACGCCAGGATCAATCTCTTGCCATGCTGTGATATTAGTACTTCCTATTGAACTAGTCAATTCTATGCCTGTAACATCAACATCTGCGTTAGCAACAATACCTTCTTCACCTAAGAATAAGGTCATTTCAATGCCTGTTACGTCATATATAGTGTTTTGCTCTACCTGTCCTATAGAGCTTGTTAATTCAATACCTGTTATTGTTACATTCGCGTCTGCAGTAACTGTCTCTTCTCCAATAGAGCTTGTTAATTCAATACCTGTAACAGACACATTTCCATCAGCTACAACTGTTTCATTTCCAATAGAACTTGTAAGCTCTTGTCCTGTTATATCTACATTTGCAGTACCTGTGACTGTTTCATCACCAATGGATGAAGTAAGCTCTAATCCAGTAACGGATACTGTAACTCCTATATCAAATGTTACTTGTCCAATTTCTGTATCTAAATTATCATCAATAACATTTACAGTTACATTACCCCCTGCCTCAATATCTACAGGTCTAATAGAGATAGTCATTTCACTACCAACAACAGATAGTGCTTGTACCTCTCCTACAGATAAGGTTGCTTGTATTCCTGTAACGTCAATATTGGCATCTCCAGTCATTGTGATTTGACCTGGAGTAGCTGTTAACTCTTGTCCAGTTGGACTTGCGCTAGCACCTGCCGTAATTTCAGCAACTGCACCTACAGATATTGTAGCTGACACGGATCCTGTTTGAGCAGAATAAGCATCTCCCCATACCATTGATCCCCAAGAATCTCTTCCCCATCCTGCACCAATTAAAAACTGATCATCAATAGTGACAGCACCTGGTGTTGTAGTTAATTGTGAGCCAGTTACATCTTGTTGAATACCTCTTGCAATATCTTCCTCTCCCATAGAAAGATTTGCTTGAATACCTGTAACTGATACATCTGCTGACGCACCTGAAACAGCTCCTGCATTAGTAAATGTGAGTTGTGATCCTGTTACATCAACATTTGCGTTAGCTTGAGTTGTTGATTGCTCTGTAGATGTGGTTAATGATACGCCACTGACTGAGACGGTTTCGTCAGATAGGTCTCCCCAATCTGATGCTCCCCATGTTTTATTACCCCATCCAGTGGCCATATCATTTTATTTCCTTTAATTAAGCAATTCTTAAAATCGCAGCAGAAGTTGTGAATGCAGGGAACTGGATTGTAAATGTTCCAGATGTTGCAGTCTTGTCTCCACCGAAATCTAATACAGCAACCGCTTCAGTAGTACCTGTACCACCGTCAGTAGTTGTATTGTAAATTAAAGCACCTCTTGCTGTTAGTGTAACACCAGTAAAAGATAAGTTAGCGAAGCTAGTAATAGCGACACCAGATGATACCTTAACACCTTGGTTAACTAAAGCTTTACCACCTGCAGTGTAACCTGCCGGTGAAGATACTTCAGAAGTTGATGAATAGTTAGTAGTTGATGCACCGATAGCTGCAGCAGAAGTATACATTGCTAAATTAAATGTATCTCCACCACTATCGAAATCATGCTCACCACCCATCAATTGTTTTTTGAATGAATTGCAAATTGCATTAGTTGTAATAGCCATAATTATTCTCCTTTAATTTTATGGTGATGGTGATGGAACCTTTATTCTAGGCACACCACTATCATATTCTCCTCGTCTTCTTCTACCCATTTGTTGTAGAGCAAAAGCTTGTACTTCTTCATCATACTTGCTTTTATAAAGTGTGTAAAGATCTTGAGGACCTTTAAGATAAGAAAAAGCTTCAGTTAAGACACCATGTAATAACATTGTCTCTTGATAAGTTGACAAATATGTATTTGTTGAACTATCGAAATGTGGTGGATCTTTAATGAAGTTGATTTGAATAGTGTAAGCTGAATCTGGTGTAGGTGCTACTAATATATTAAAATCATCCCAATTAGCATAAAACTTAGGCTCACCTGTAGTGCCTCCACTGTTATATTCAGATATAAAACTTGTATCTCTTCGTTCTAAAAAAGTTCTATCAGAACCATTTATCATTTGTACTGATCTAATAATCATACAATCAGCAGGTAAACTGACATATCTATTTCCAGATGTAAAAGTAGATGTAGAATATTTTCTTAAATCATCATAGTCTACTTGACCTGCTACATTAAGTTCTGTAGCTCTAATAAATTTATCAATAATAGAATCAGTTAATACATTAGAATCTACTTCTGTATAATCTCTAACCTGTGTTAAAAAATCTGCATGTGTAATAGCCATTATGATATCTCCACTGTTGTTTTACCAACTATTGAAATAAGTTGTCTTTTTCTATTTTGTTCTGCACCATTATCAGGCTGCATTCCAGAAGAATCAAAAGCAAATTCTCCAGGTAAGGATAAATCAGTTGTAGTAAATCTAGATCCTCCAGAGTTAAAAGTAAAATCTTGAGGTCTTGCATTTCTTAATGCAATCGCATCTGCCTTAACTGTTTTTCTTCTTATTTGTGGATGTTTAGGCTCAAATTCAGATATATGTACTAATGCACCTGTCCATTCTCTAACCATTTCTTGATATGGAAAAGCCATTCCAGAACGATCAGATATTGCATGTGATTTTTTACCTGTTGCGTATGCCATTATACTCCATCTCCAAAGTAAGTTTGTGGTGAAATATATAAAGAAGTTCTAGAACCATCTTCATCTAAAGCTCTTTTCATTTCATCTTCATAAGCTAATTTTAACATTTGTGTTCTATCTGCAGCTTTTAAAAACGATAGATAATAAGCTAGACCTGCTACCATACAAGGTAAAAATCTATAAGGTGCATCAGGAGTATTTGTATATCCTCCAGCATCTTCAATTCTAGCAATATAATAATATTTTAAATAAGTGTAAGTAGATGCATCAGGTGTTTGATACAAATATATTTGTGGATTAATTTGTCTATCTACATAATACTGTGACGGTTGTCCTGTGGCACCTTTATTTGGTAAAGCTGCATAGTTAGATCTATCTGTTTTAGTTAAAGATACATCCGTTATCGACGGCCCCGTGCCAGCTCCTGTAGATATGTAAGCTTCTAATACATCACTACAATCACTTGGAGTTGCGTATTGTTCTGTTCCTGATGTTAATACTTGTTCATAATTTTTTACCTTCCATAAATGTAATCCTCTGTTACCCCATTCAGATAACAATAAATTTAAATTTCTTCTAGCTCTTTTTAAATCATAACCTGAGTCTGTAGATAAACCACATCTTTCATATGCTTCATCTATAATTTCATCTATATTTAAATTAAATGATGTAGTTCCTGAGCTAGCCATTATAACATTCCTTTATAATAATCTTTCATGTTTATAAAACCACCTGTAGAGTTTTTAGAAATACCTCCACCAGCTGTGCTTTTAGTTTGTTGTTGCATTTGTCTTAATCCTTCACTCACAGCAGATTCTAAAGACATATCAATTCTTAAATCGCTAACTAATGAATTAAACTTCTTTTTATTAGCTGGACTTGCATTCTTGTAATATTTAGCTGCGTAATCCATTATAAAATATCCTTGTAATAATCCTCGTAAGATTTATTAGAAACCATTTGTTCTCCAACTTCTGATTTAATATGAGAACCAATGTATTCACCCATTTTAGGAGATCCTGAACTTCTTTTTTTCATTGGAACACAGTTAGGTACTTTTTTACCATTCTTCATCTTAGTTCCAACCATTTCATAACCTTCCCAACAAGGACCTTTTCCTTTTTTCATTTTTTTTGCCATTATTCCTCCATTTTAGCGGCCGCATTGTAAGTTTTATACTTATCCTTTTTGCGGTTGTACAACTTCTTTGATTGTACCACTTTTGGCTTAAACAGTAAATGTCCTTGAAAGAGCGTTTTTGCGATTAGGTTTCTTAGCTTGAAGCTTCTTCTTTTTATCTTTTTCTTTTTTTTCGCCACTTAATTGACCTTCTACTTGTTTTGTTATTTGTGATCTTCCTATTGGCATATAATATTTTACCTTTTTTTGTTTAATTAATCTAGACTTAAATCTCCTTATTCTAAAATTAATGTTTGGTTTTTATTTGAGGTTATTTCTTTTTTTACTGAGGAAACATTCAAATTCCAAGATATTATAATTTTTGTTTCTTCTTTTTGTAAAGCTGGTGCTCTGTGAATTAAATGTGAAGGAAAAAATATAATATCACCTTCTTTTACTTTTATTCTAAAAGATACATCAAAATTGTTTGGACTTAAAAACTCAGTATAGTTACTTATGTCATCTTCAGGTAATTTTAAATAATAAACTCCTGAAAAATTATCATGATGT